ACCCAGTAGGCGGCGCGTCAGCGCAGTGGGGTAGGTTGTTTGGTCATCTTGGTGGAAAAAATACTTTTGAAACAGGTCTAGATACATCAGCGACTTCAGGTGGCATAAATAATGCTGACGTGTCGGCTTTGATACAACAAGAGAGCGGCGGTAACCCCAATGCTGTGAGCAATAAAGGCGCCATGGGGTTGACGCAGCTAATGCCTGCTACGGCGCGCGCAATGGGCGTCACTAATCCATTTGATCCTGCACAAAATATAGCCGGAGGTAAGAAATATCTTGAGCAGATGTTTGCAAGATACGGCGACAAGCACACAGCCTACGAAGCGTATTGGGCTGGTCCAGGAAACGTAGATCGCTGGCTAAAGAGCGGAGCGAGGTCTGCACACGACGCTAGTAATATGGCCTTTGCAGAAAATTATGCTCGACGTATGGAGCACCGTGTATCTGGTGGAAATGCGCGCCCTGTTAGCTTTACTGGCGACGTCAACGTTCACGTCCACATGCCACCTGGATCAGATGGCAAGGAAGTAGTCAAGACCGTGGCCGGCATCATGCGCAACACCTTGCAAGCTCAAGCCCAGGCGGTGTACGCATGACAGTGATAGCAGCCACGTCCACAAATCCAACTGTCAATAATAATCCTTGGCGCCCGCCGCAATGGGCAAATAATAAAGCGCCCTATATGATCACGGTGCTTACCGGGCCGTACGTAGACGACTGCTATGTTCTAACTCCGCTACGAGTTAGCCATGAGCTAGTGCTACGCCGTACTGAACACCCAGTTCAAACGGGCGCAGCCATTACTGACCACGCTTACGTGCTTCCAACTAAAGTGCTGATGGAAGTCGGCGTGTCAGATGCTATGGATGTGTTTGTAGCCGGTATGTGGGGCGGATCTGCTGCGTCCACTAGTGTAAATGCCTTTGAGGCGCTCAGAAATCTGGCTAAAACACGGGCTTTAGTTTCTGTAGCTACTCGTCTTCATGCGTACACCAATATGCTGGTCGAGTCCGTATCAGCAGAAGAAACCAGCAAGACCATTGCAGCGGGACGATTTCAGGTCATATTCAGCGAGCTGTTCATGGCCGGCACACAGGTGGTTGCTGCGACAGCGCGCCCCGATACTAGCGCAAGTTCCAGTAAAGGTACTGTTACGTCCATGCCTACTTTGCAACAGATACAGCAGATGTATGGTGTACTACCTAATGGTATGGTGCCTTACACGGGGTACGTCGGTAGTATTACTCCAACTCCAGCTATGAACGCTGGAGTCGCCAACAACGGCTCGACGGCAATAGGCGCTGGTACTGCGTCGTCGTCACCAGTACAAACCCTGCAGCAGGCCTCATTCTTGAACTCACGCGGAGGTTTGCCATAATGGCCCTCCAAACTGTGTCTTTATCGCCTTCTCAGCAGAGCGTTACAGCGCAATTACAGGTAGACGGTGCTTCGCTTACGCTTACACTGGTCATTCACTGGTCAGCAATGGCCGGTTACTGGGTGATGTCCATCTTTGACTCGCAAGGCGACTTGCTTCTAGACAGCATACCACTTGTAACCGGGTGGTATCCGGCGGCTAACTTGCTGTCGCAATATGGCTACCTAGCTATAGGCAGCGCCTACGTGCTAAATTTAGGTGTAGCTGATTCTGACTATCCAGGTAATACAGATCTGGGTTCAGGATTTATCCTGGTGTGGGGAGATACAGCCTAATGAGCGCCACTACATCTGTAACAAAGTACTTCGGGCGATCTTACAGCTTGCAGGTTTTTACGTCATTGGACGGTAGTGGCGACGGGGTTGAACTAAGCAGTGACGCCTGGGAACCGGCTGCGCTTCGCATAACATTTGAAATTAACCAGAGTCTTATTCCATCTAACTGGTGGTTTGCCGATATCAGCGTCTATAATATGAACGACCCTAGTATTATGGACGCTCTGCAGAACGCGCACTGGGTTACGCTCAAGGCTGGTTACCAAGCTGACAGTCAGTCAAACCACGTTATTTGGGACGGGGCTGTAATGCAAGTGCTTTACGGCCGTGAGAATGTAGTTGACAACAAAGTAACATTTCACTGCCTAGCGACTGATCCAATTCAACCTATCAACGTCAACTTTGGAATACTTGGAGCGCAGGCGCAGGCCGTTAGGCAAATGGTGGCTGCCGTAAAAGGCTACAAGTTGCTTAGTCCGCTGCCAGACGCCTTAGAGAACAAAGACTACCCGATGTCTAAGACGTTCTTCGGGTCAGTTAGTAAATACTTTGGGCAGATATCAGCTGATGGCGGATCTTGTTGGTATAAGGCACCAGGCGGGGCAGCTATGGGCAGCTTAGACTCCGGCACTGACACCCCTGATTATGTCTACTCAGCTCCCCTGCCAGTAGATTGGAGCGGACCAGCTCCTGACACTACTACTTCTTACACTATACTTGGGACGCCGATGCAGAATGATTGTGGCGTTACGTTCCGCGTGTTGCTCGACCCTCGTATCATAGTGAAGTTTCCTCCACTGTTAGTGCGTATTGATAACACTATCATTCAGCAGTACGCATACCAGATAGGCGCCGAACAACCACCTTATGCTTTAGAAGCGAGTTACTGCGTGGCTGAGGTTCATCATTACGGTGATACGCGCGGTGACACCTGGGAAACTGAAATACACGGTTTTACTCGTAAGTACACGCAATTGAAAGAAATGTTTAAGACTGGGTAGGTTCAACAATGGCTACGGCGGTAACTAATTTAAGCCCGCAGGTGAGGTTGCCTTCTGAATACGCACAATGGTCAGAGCTTATTCGTCAGTCCCAATGTGATCTACGCGTCGCGGTGCCGGGCATCATACAATCATTTGACCCGGTCCGCCAACTAGCAGTAGTGCAGATCGCATTGCGCGAAAAGGTCGTAACGCCAGGAAAAGCGCCGGTCGACACCGCTATTTCAGTATTGAAGGACGTGCCCGTAGTTACCCCGCACGGCGGCGGATGGTGGATAACAATGCCGCTTCGCGTTGGTGACGAGTGCTTGCTAGTTTTTGCTGACATGGCACGTGACTATTGGTGGCTGCGCGGTGGGGTGCAGAATCAGTTTGAACTACGGCGCCACGACATCAGCGACGCGTTTTGTATTCCAGGACCGTGGAGCCAACCGCAGATATTACCGGCCTACAATCCTACAAACATGCAACTGCGCAGTTATGCTGGTGACGTGGTGATTGACATGGCATCTACAGGCATCACCATTACGGCACCCGTAGTGACAGTTAACGCCAGTACAAGCGCCGCTGTAACTGCTCCTGCTATCACCGCAAAAGCTACCGGCGGAACAACGCAGGCCGTGTTGCTGCAGGCGTTCCTGACCTGGTTTGAGACGGTGTATATGCCTTCGGTGAAGTACCTGACCACAGCGCCGCCTAATCCTATCGGCGTAACCAGCACGGTACTGGAGGCTCAGTAATGGCGGCGGAGAGTGTGCAGTACCTGGCTCTTGATCCAAGTTATGACCCAGTGTTTGACCCCGGCGCGACGTTGAGCGGTACAGCAGCGGTAGCACAGAATATACTCACAAGGCTGAAGCTGTTCAAAGGCGAGTGGTGGGAGAACTTAAACTTGGGTCTTCCAATGTTCCAGACCGTGCTAGGGCAAGCCGCTAGTTCAAAAGGCTTGCTTGCAATGCAGTTAGCGGTGCAGCAAGTTATATTAGGCACGCCCTATGTCACCGGCATCAGCGTTATGGACGTGCAATTTAGCGAAGGCACCGCGCAGTTAGTTATTACTGCCACAGTGCAGACAGTTTTTGGGCAGACGTCAGTAACTAACCAGCCGGGCGCGTCAGCGTCAGTAGGAGGCTAGACCGTATGAGTTACGCAGCCCCTAGTGTTGGGCCAGCTGGTTTGTCCATTGCGTACTATCCTGATATTCTGGCCGATAATCTTCAAGGCTTTCTGAATGTGTACGGGCAGAACCAAGTAGTCGACCCCAGTTCAGCGATCTATCAGCTGCTCAGTATCATTTCGCTTAAACAGGCGGACTGCAATGCTGGTCTGCAGCTTGCTTACAATCAGCGGTCACCGCTGTACGCCGTAGGCGCGGGGCTAGACCAACTTTGCAAACTGATTGGAATAGCCCGCCGTCAAGCTACTTTCAGCACCGTCACGCTTACCGTGGGCGGTGTTTCTGGTTCCACGATTATAAACGGCGTAGCCGAAGATGTGAACGGCTACTACTGGAATTTGCCTAACACAGTTACTATACCGCTTGGCTTGAGTATTAACGTCTCTGCGACCTGCGCCATACCCGGCGCGGTAGTTGCCGAGGCTGGGCAAGTTAGTATCATTAGCCAGAGCAACTCAGCGGGATGGCTGACAGTAACTAATTCATCGCCGTCAACGCCAGGCGTCGACGTTGAGTCTGATTCAGAACTGCGGGCGCGGTTCGCTGTCAGTGTTGCTGTGCCGTCGCTTACGTTGCTAGCTGGAACCAAAGCCGATCTGCTCGCGCTGACTGACGTTACACGCGTCAACGTGTTGGAGAATACTACCAGCAGTACAGACGCGT